GTGTTCGATCCATACGATGCGGAGATTGCGAAGTATATTAAACTTGTGACAGCTTACAAGGTTACGAACGTCCTAGAATTTACAAAGTCTCATATTGCGAGCATTATTTTGGCTATGAGAGCAGACAACGCCACTACTGATGCCATTGCAAGGCGCATAAGGGACGAAATAGGACAGTTTAGCACACATAGAGCCTTTCGTATTGCCCGCACAGAAGTAGCTAGCGCGGCGAATTATGGCAGTTTTACGGCAGCAAAACAAACTGGAATAGTCCAGATGAAAAAATGGGTGTCGAGCAGAGATAAACGCGTCCGTAAATTGCACACGCATGACGGAGTGGACGGTGAAACAGTGAAGCTTGACGAGAAGTTTTCCAACGGTCTGCTGCATCCAGGAGACTTTGCAGGAGCCGCGAAGGAAGTTATCCATTGCCGGTGTGCATTATCATATACAGTAAGGACGAGGGCGTTATCAAGATAAGGGAGGAAACAACATGCAAGTAAAAGCCATTCCGATGGAGTTTAAAGTTGACCATTCGAAGCGGATTGTCGAGGGGTATGCTTCCACGTTTGGGAATAAGGACCGCGTGGGCGATATTGTGCAGCCTGGAGCCTTTACGAAAACGATCAGCGAGCGATTTAATGGCGGCGCAAAGAAAGATATTAAAGTTTTATGGCAGCATGCTCACCCGATTGGCCTGCCGATTCACATGGAAGAGGACAGCAAAGGTTTATACACTGTAAGCCGTATTGCTAAAACGCCACAGGGCGACGAAGCTATGACACTTGCAGAAGAGGGAATTATAGACAAATTTTCAATCGGTTATGATATTATTAAGTCAGATTATCAGGGGAAAGATCAGCTATTGCAGGAGCTTAAACTCTATGAATATAGCTTAGTTACTTTCCCCGCAAATGAAGAAGCAGGACTCACAAGCGTAAAAAGCGCGGGTGTAGGACTTGGGATGCCATTGACGGAACTGAACGCGCTCATTCGTGAATTTCATGGCGAGGATCTAACGACCTTGCTGAAAGAAGGGCGAGCGTTATCATCTGGCAACCGTCAAAAGGTATCAAACGCAATCGACGCACTACAATCGAGTATCTCGGCACTTCAGGAACTTCTCGACCTTGCAGAAGGTTCGAAGGGTGTGAAGCCGCCTGTTAAAGAATTAGATTCGGATATGCTCCAATCTATTCTAAAAAACCTAAAAATTTAAAGGGGGATTCACCCGCATGGAAACAAAAGAACTTTTGCAGCAGATTCAGCAAACAACAACTGACTTTGCGAAGGCGCTAAAGGATCAGGAGCAGCAGATTAAGAATTTTGGCACTACGTCGGATAAAACAGTTAACCAGATTTCTGAATTGGAAAAGAATTATGAAACGCTTCATACGGAGCTGGACAAACTTGTTAAGCAAAGCAACCGTCCAGGCTATCGCGGACCTGAAGGCATGGAGAAGAAAGATCATGGTCAGGTTTTCGTTGACGAGCTAGGCGAAGAGCTGAAGAAAATGGCGCAAACAGGACAAAGAAACTCGAAATCAATTGAGTTTAAATCGTTCTACACGCCATACGAAGAAAAGAGCCTTACAAGTGGACCTGCATCTGCTGGTGTTCTAATCGAGCCGTATCGCGCTCCTAACATCGTCGGGCCGAATGACAGACAGTTACGCATTCGCGACCTTTTAAATGTTCAGCGTACAAACTCAAACGCGATTGAGTACGTTGTCGAAACTGGTTTTACAAACGGCGCTGCACCACAAGTAAATGAAGGTGATTTGAAAGCTCAATCAAGCATCACGTTCGACCTTGAAACAACTTCCGTTAAAACAATCGCTCACTGGATTCCTGCATCACGCCAGATCCTTGACGACGCTTCACAACTTCGCGCTTACGTGAATGGCCGCCTTATGTACGGCCTAAAGCTTGAAGAAGAGGAAGAAATTCTTTACGGTGATGGATTGAGCGGACGCCTTGCTGGTATCATGACGAATGCAAACATTCAGGATCATGGACAACGTGCGGCTGCTGATAACTACCTGGACCATATCCGCAAAGCTATGACGAAAGTTCGTCTTGCTGAATATGCTTCAACGGGTCTGGTTCTTAACCCGGTTGACTGGGAAACGATCGAATTGATGAAAGGTAACGACGGGCATTATATCTGGTTGAATATCGGCGACAGCAACGTGCCACGCCTATTCAAAATGCCGGTTGTCGATACTACTGCAATCCAACAGGGCGAATTCCTAACAGGAGCGTTCGGACTTGGAGCGCAGCTATGGGATCGCGAGCAAGCGAATGTACGTTTCAGTGAGCATCACGCCGACTACTTCGCACGTAACATGGTGGCTATTCTTGCGGAGGAACGTCTAGCGTTGACGATCCAACGTCCAGAAGCATTCGTAAAAGGCGATTTCACAGCAGCACCTTAATAGCATCGACTAAAAATGCCGCTGGATCATTCCGGCGGCTATTTTAAAAAGGAGTGAACAGCATGCCATTTCAATTGAAAGCACTACAAACATATAGCGGTACAGAGGGATTCGTGAAAAAAGGGCAACTTGTGGAAGTGGAAAGCGCAGAAAGAGCGAGAAAATTGCAGGAAATGAAAATTTGTGAATTAGTTGTATCTGAAGAACTGGAAGAAACAGCGACAAGCACAGCCGAACTTCATGAGGATGATTTCACTCACGGGGAGCTTGACAGTTTGGCGCTTAAAAATGAAATTCTTGATTACCCGAAAGCAGGGAACAAAAAAGAAAAGGTTAAATTCTTAAACGCCTTCTTTTCCGGGTCGTCAAGCGAGGAAGAAGCGTCCGAGTAGGGCGCTTTTTTATGGGAATGTGGTTCAGAGAAGGTAAATTTTACTTTTACGACACGGGGGAGTTATACAACGGGCATCCGAAAACCATTATTTTGGGTGATCCTACTTTATTTTTCGCGGACGATGGGCGGCAGATTATCCCCGCAAGCGAATGGAGGGGGGAAAAAATGTCATTAAAAGTTACGCTGCCGGTGACGGTGGCAGAAGCTCAGGCATACATGAAGCTTGAACACGATCAGGAAACGGCAGTTATTGAAATGCTACTCAATACGGCCATGCAACAATGTGACAACTACCTTAATCGCGGTTGGTTGTTTGGATTCGTCCCTGATGCGGTCAAAACAGCCGTTTTAGAGCAAACCCTATATTTGTATGAGAAGCGCGGTTCGGACGCACCTACGGGGCTAAACAGCCTTTCTAAGAGCATCCTTGACGGTTACAAATTCTTCGCGGGGGTGTAACATGCCGAACATCGGAGATTTAGACAAGCGTATGTCATTCATTGCGGTGCAGAAGGTGGACAATGGGCGCGGAGGATGGACGGAGACAAAGCTACCGCCATTCACCGTATGGGCGAAGGTCAGGCAGTTAACGGCCAGGGAGATTATCAGATACAAAGCTTTCGAAACGGAAATAGATACAATCATCGAAACACGCTACCGGGAAGAATTGAAAAAGGCGCAAACGGCCACAATCGGAAACCGACGTTTCGAGATTGATAAAGTTATAGACAAAGAGCAGGACAAGCGATTTTTAGAAATCGTTGCAAGGGAGGTTTTCTGATGATTAACATGCACATAAGCGCACAGATTAACATTCAGCAGTTTTTAAGAGCTTGTGAGCAGGGCGCAGAGCAGAACATTCTAGCCGCTGCCATTGAATGGCATGACGGGATCGTGCGTATCAAGCTCACAGGACCGCGTTCAGGACGTTTTTATCGCGTTCCGGGAACGAATGTTAATTATCAGGCATCCGCGCCAGGGGAAAGCCCTGCAAGCCGTTTAGGGGTACTTCGCCAGAATTACCGTTTCATGGTTGAGCGCAGAGGGACACGGACGGACGGGGTTGTAGGTAGTCCCACGCCTTATTCTGTACACCTTGAAAAAGGAACGTCAAGAATGGCGCCGCGTCCGCACATTAAACCCGCATTTAACGCTAAACGTTCGGAGATTCTAGCGCATTTAGGAGCATCCTGGACATGAGTGTACAGCAGGTGATTTATGACAGGCTTGTGAATTGGCAGGGATTAACGGATCTGCTTACTAATTCAATCATTAACAGTGCGCGGCCTGCCGTTTATGATTTTTGGGCGCCAGAAGATACAGAAATGCCTTACGTGAATATGACGCTTGATCTGCCAGGTGACAACGTGGACTTGTACAAGGTAAATGGCAGTTTGTCCATTGATATTTTCGTCACAGACCGCGATACGCTCAAAGCAGAAGAAATCTTGCGGGAAGTACGGAAAGCCCTCCTATCTGGTGATTACTCTAAAAGCCCGCGTGATGGTACTATTAGGATATATCCGGCGCCTGGTGGCAGTGGATTTGTTCCGGAAGATAAACCGGAAATTGTCCATTATTCCGCGTCTTTTGACGTTATTTACTGGGACGCCGAACTAATTGAAACGATAACCGAAGGAGGACATTGATATGAAACAGCATGGAGTGACGAAGGAAACAGTTAAAAGGTTTTTGGTTGATGCGGGAGCCGTATTCGTTAACTACGGCGAAACAGACGAAAGAAAACTAGGCGCAACGCGCGGCGGTAACTCTTTCACCGTTGAACAAGAAGTTCGCGAAATGGAGATTGACGGCGTTAAAGGGAAAGTAAAGGGCGCACGCCGCGTTATTTCTGTATCGGCTGCCATTGTGGCAAATCTGATTGAAATGACAGCGGAAAATTTCAAATTAGCGCTTGCGGGTCTTGATTCCACTGACTACCCGGACACGGCGGCAAAAACGCACGATTCCTTACGACGTAATCGCGAGATTGCAGACAGCGATTATCTGAAGAATATTGCGCTTGTCGGAAACATCAGCGGCACAGACACGCCAATCATCCTCATGATTTACAACGCGCTTGCGGATGGTAACTTGGAGCTTTCGACGGAGGACAAAAACGAAGCAGGCTTAGAAGTGACGTTTAGCGGGCATTTCGACCCTGCAGACCTTGAAGTCGGCGACGAGACGGAGTTTTGGGAAATTAGATTCCCTATAGAAACGCCTTAATGAAATTTAATCAAGCCGGCCTTCTGGTCGGCTATTTTAGAAAGGGAGTGTGTACGCATGCCGGTAAGTGCAAGGGCATTAATTAGCTTTAAAGGGTTGCCGACAGAAAGCGAAGATGGATATATTCAACGTGGGGAAGTTTTTGACGTTGCGGATCAGGCGAGATACAACTATCTTGCAAGCATCGGTTTCGTTCAAGATCCTAATTTACCGTGGGGACCGGGAGAAACGACGTTGCCACAGATTGAGGAACGTTTACCGGCTGATTTATTCCAGTCAGGGCGTCCGGGTTATGTGCAGTTTAAGACGATTCCAGAAGTTAAACTATCTGGGAGTAGTCTTAAAG